CGCGCAATAAGCGCGGCTACTGGATCGCTCCAGCTGTTGACTATTACACGCCAATCGTCGCGAAAGAATACATCGATCTTATTCAGGGCGTAATTAAGAAAGTGGGTCTCGACTAATGGCTGGTATTCCAAAAGTAAAGATAACTTTCGACGCCGACTTCGACGAACTAAAGAAGGGCGTTAAAGGCGCACAAACAGAAGTCGAAGGCTTCTCTAGCAAGATCGGCAAGTTCGGCAAGGTAGCCGCTGCCGCTTTCGCAGCTGCAACAGTGGCCGCCGCAGCTTACGCGGGAAAGCTTCTAGTCGATGGCGTGAAGTCAGCAATCGCAGACGCCGCCGCTCAGGAGAAACTCGCTCTCACATTAAAAAATGTAACAGGAGCAACAGACGCCCAGATTAAGGCGACAGAAGCTTACATAACTAAAACATCTTTAGCGTTCGGAGTCACAGACGACGATCTTCGCCCATCGCTGGAAAGATTAGCTCGCGCTACTGGCGATGTAGGAGAAGCTCAAAAACTCCAAGCTCTAGCCTTAGACATCTCAGCGGGTAGCGGTAAGTCGCTCGAAGCGGTTACTAACGCTCTGGCCAAGGCTACCGAAGGTAATACGGCGTCCCTTGGAAAGCTGGGAGTCGGACTTTCCGCTGCTCAGCTAAAGACTCTTTCGATGGACGAGATCACTAAAAAACTTGGTGAGACTTTCGAGAATCAAGCTTCTACAAAAGCCGAAACATTCCAAGGAAAACTAGATCGTCTTAACATCGCTTTCGATGAAGGTAAAGAGACCGTAGGTTCTTTCGTACTTGACGCGATTACTCCGATGGTTACTGTCTTCGTCGATAAGGTGATTCCAGCTCTTTCTTCGATGGCGACCTCAATCGGTAAAGATTTAGAAGGGCCGCTTAATACAGTTAAGGGAGTTCTTACGGACTTCGTCGTTCCAGCCTTTAAGGCTCTTTACGACTTTATGAAAGACTTCGTAGCTCCGTTCTTCGCTTCTATCTTCGGGCCAGCTTTAAGCGGGCTATCTTCTGCATTTACTAAAGTTAAGGACGCAATTACTTCTAACTCAGATGAACTAGCTCCGCTGTTTACTCTCTTTAAGTCAGTGGCTACATTCGTTAAAGATACGATCGGCCCAGCTATCGGAACAATTCTTAAAACAGCGTTCGATGTTCTTGGAACAGCCATCGCCGCCGTCATTACTGGCGTCTCCAAGGTAGTCGGATTCTTGGACGACATGATCGATAAGGTTAAGGCGTTTATTAAGTTAGTTAAAGATAATCCTCTCGTTCAGGGAATCGGAACAGTTATCGACAAGGTCTTCGGTGGCTTTAAGGCTGCTGGCGGGCCAGTAACTTCGGGAACTTCTTACATAGTCGGAGAGCAAGGGCCAGAACTATTTACGCCCGGGCGTAACGGATCAATTACTCCGAATCATGCTCTCGGCGGTGGTGGTGGCTCAGTCATTAACTTAACTGTTAACGGTGCGATCGACCCAGAAGGTACAGCCCGAACGATCATTAATGTTCTTAATAATTCGAGCTATCGTGGAACTCTTGGATCGGGTGCGTTCGCGTGACACTCTGGAATCCAGAATGGCGCGTCCTTATCGATGGCGTCGATTATCAAGAAGTAACACTGGCCAGCGTCCAGATCACTAGCGGCCGAACTTCTGTTTATGAGCAGCCAGTCGCGGGTTATTGCTACATCGAACTTATTAACCTAGAGAATACTTCTTACCCGTTTACAGTCGGTAATGAGATCCTTATCTCGATTAAAGATTCGACGGGTGCTTATGTCAATCTTTACGGCGGGTTTATTAGCGACATCGAAATCAGCGTCGTGTCAGCTGGAGCGACGGCCTATGTCACTTCTGCCCGCATTACAGCACTTGGCGCACTCTCTAAACTAGCTCGCGCTAACTGGGAACTACCTTTAGCGAAGGCTTACGACGGAACTCAGGTTTACACAATTCTTTCGGATCTTCTACTGAATAACTGGAACGAAGTAGCTCCCGCTTTACAGTGGTATCAGTACGATCCGACGACGACTTGGGCTAACGCGGAGAATGTAGGACTTGGAGAGATCGATCAGCCTGGGCAATACGAGATGGTCAACAGATCAGCCGACCCAGTCTCTAGTTACACATTAGCCAGCCAGATCGCCGAGTCTGGTCTCGGTTATCTTTTCGAGGACGGATCGGGCCGAATCGGTTACGCCGACGCATTACATCGGCAGACTTATCTCGCAGCTAACGGCTATACGGAAATCTCAGCAACTCAGGGAATCGGAGTGGGCTTAAAGTCAGTAACGCGAAGCGGAGATGTTCGTAACTTTATTACTGTTAATTACGATAACGGATCAACGCTTACGGATAGCGATCTAGCTTCTATTTCCCAGTTCGGTAAGTTCGCCGAAATCTGGGACACGAACATCGAGAAGACAGCCGACGCGATTCTGGCTTTAGCCCGTCGTCTACAGCTTAAAGCTTATCCACGCGCATTCTTCGATTCGATCGAGTTCCCTATCGCTTCACCCTACATCGACGACACAGACCGCGACGCGCTTCTGGGAATCTTTATGGGAATGCCGTTACGCGTTACAGATCTTCCGCCTAACATCGTCGACACTGTCTTCGAAGGTTATGTCGAAGGCTGGTCTTTTAGGGCCAGTTATAACTCGCTATTCATTACGATAAACGCTTCGCCGCTGGAGTTCTCGCAAGTGACACTCCGATGGAATCAAGTCAACGCGAGCGAGTCATGGAATACAATCAGCCCTACTCTTACATGGGAAAACGCGATCGGATCGGTGGCATAACATGGCAACTACTACTACTAACTTCGGCTGGGACATTCCACAGTCGACCGACTTGGTCAAGGACGGCGCGACGGCGATCGCGGCACTTGGTCAGGACATAGATACGGCTCTCGTCGATCTTAAAGGTGGAACTACTGGACAGATCTTAGCTAAGGCTTCTAACACAGACCTTGATTATTCGTGGATCACTAACGATGTAGGCGACATTACAGCTGTAACGGCTGGAACTGGAATCTCTGGCGGCGGCTCTTCTGGAGATGTAACGATTACTAACTCGATGGCTACAGCGATCGACGCTAAAGGTGATCTTATCGCTGGAACAGGTGCGGACGCTTTTAGTCGTTTAGCAGTCGGAACTAATGGACAATTATTGTCCGCGGACTCAACGGCTGGAAATGGGCTTGCGTGGACTTATGGTGGGACAAAAACCTCCTATACAACAACTTGGGGCGTCGCTTCAGGAACAGCACCAAGTTTAGGCAACGGCACTTTAACGGCTGTTTATTCGCGAATTGGCAATTTTGTCTATTTTGCTATTAATTTGGTCGCTGGTTCGACCACGACTTTCGGTTCTGGTATTTACACTTTTACATTACCTTTTGCCATGAGCGACGCAACAAACGGCATAAATGGTTATGGTGCAGCACTTGACGCTGGTGTGGCTTGGTATCGAGGCTATACACCAAACACAATGGAAAACGGTTTTACGGATAAGTTCGTAATGATTAACGATTTTGGAACACCAATCCAAAATAGTGTCCCATTTACTTTCGGCAATACCGATTCGATTAAGGCGGTGGGATCTTATGTTATTTAATTTTAATCCTTTATTTCCAGACGCTACTAACGAGCAAAAGTGGGAACAGATTAAGCTCTGGCGTAATGCAGAACTCAGTCGCACAGACTGGACTATGCACACAGACGCGCCAACAGATAAAGAAGCTTGGGCTACTTATCGCCAAGCTTTAAGAGATCTTCCAGCGCAAGGCGGACAAGCGGAAGCGGCTATCTTCCCAGTAGCACCATGACCTATCCAGTCGGAACAGCTGCCGCGGTCGTAGAAGTAGCACTCGCCGAAGTCGGTACAGTCGAAGAAGGCGATAACTTAACGAAGTACGGAAAGTTTACGAAGGCCGACGGTTTACCTTGGTGCGGATCGTTCTGTAATTGGGTATTCCACACAGCGGGCGTAAAGATTCCATCGATGGTCTCCACAGCTGCGGGAGCGCATAAACTTAAAGAAGTAAGCCGCTTCGTAACGGTAGAGCCGAAGATCGGCGATCTTGCATTTATGGACTTTCCGCATGATGGCGTCGACCGTATTAGCCACATCGGAATCGTCGTAGGAGTTAAGTCGAAGACTGTTATTACCATCGAAGGTAATACTTCTGGAACTGGCGATCAGCGCAACGGCGGAATGGTCATGATTAAAGAACGGGCATACGGGAGCGGTAAAGAGATCGTAGGCTTCGGACGCCCTAAGTTCGTGGCTTATGCTGGCGATTATCCAGTCGTCGAAGTACCTACTCAGTCGGCAGCGAAGCCGAAGATTAAGGAGAAGAAAGATGGAAAACTTAAAAGCGTTACTCGCAAGCTGGGCGCGTAGCTTCTTAGCTGCGGGAATTGCGGTTTACATGGCTGGAGTTACAGATCCCAAGGCGATCGGCATGGCGGGCCTTGCCGCCGTTCTGCCTGTAATCCTACGCTGGCTAAATCCTAAAGATTCAGCTTTCGGGTTATCGGGGAAGTGACTCGGAAACTACTCGCGGGAAGTCTGGCCCTAGTCCTTTCGGTCGGGCTTTCCGCTTGTGGTTATCAGGGTTGGATTCGCTATGAATGCCAAGAATACGAGAACTGGGAAAAGCCAGAATGTCAAGAGCCACAGTGTATCCCTACTGGAACATGCACTAGCGATGTCCTTGGAGAAGAAGCTCCATCGCCCAGCTCGACGCCGTAGCCCAGAAGAAGTCCACGCGACTCTTATTCTCATCATCGGTTCGACTTTAGCCGCTGTCTTCTTAATCGTAACCCTTGGCATTACTTACGCGCTTATCTTCGTTACACAGCCCATAGGTAATCAAGCTCCGAACGACGCAGCCTTTATCGATCTTCTAAAAACTCTCGCTATCTTCTTGACTGGATCACTCGGCGGAGTTCTTGCGGGTAACGGGTTAAAGTCCAAGCCGAAGCCAATCGACACGCCGACAACTACGCGGGAATCTTGACCTAGACGCGTTCTTGCTTCACTCTTTACATAGGGAGCGCGAATGTCGCTTCCAGTATCGGGAGCAAGTAATGAACGAATTATCTATCGTCGTAGTTATGTCTATAGCTGCGCTTTTATGGGCCACTATGACCTATTCAGTCGGTTATCGTGAAGGTGAGCGACGCGGTTATGCCCGCGGTCGAGCTGTATCTCGTCACGCAGCTAAGGAAGTGAAGTAATGAGCTTCTTAGACAATTACGAAGATGTTGCGGCCAGAATCGCCCGCCTATGGGCTACACACCCTACAGCTAGAGTCCAGACGAACATCGTGGATTTTAACGCCGAGAAGGGTTATGTCCTTATCCAAGCCCAGATCTTTCGCGAGTACGAGGATCTACAGCCATCGGCTACCGATTACGCGTTCGGTAATGTTGCGACTTATAACATCAACATGAAGAAGTTCTTCGTCGAGGACACTGTTACATCGGCTATTGGAAGAGCGATCGGTCTACTACTGGGAGCGGATAAGCGTCCGACGCGTCAGGACATGGAGAAAGTCGAAACTATTAGCGCGAAGGTAGCGAACTCAACGGCCGACGATTACGATCCATGGACACAGAAGTTCGGCGAAGTGCCAAGCTTTAAGACGGCCGAAGAAGCCGAACAGAGCGGCATTCCTAGCCTTGGATCATCTATGGACGAGATCGCTAAGCAGCTCGGCGGAGAGTTACTTCCAGAAGCTCCACAGTGCAGCCATGGACATCGAATCTTTAAGACTGGCGAAGCTAAAACTGGTAAGGCTTGGGGCGGCTGGTTCTGCGTCGAGAAGACTAAAGCGACCCAGTGTTCGCCGCTATGGTATGTCTTAGCCAGCGATGGCAAGTGGAAGCCACAGGTCTAAAGATGAGCGACTTCGATCTAAAGAAGATTTACACATCGCCAGACGGAAAGATCTACAGTTTTAGCGGATACGGTGGCGTCGAGAATTGTTCGGACTGCGACGACTTTACGCAAGTAAACGAATACGATAGAGAGGACGGTCTCGTCGTCTTCTTCTGTAAGAAGTGCGAAGATCGGTTACATCTATGAGCGACTTAATCGAGATTATTTATCCGCAATCTATGACAGCCAAGCTTCTACAGAATGGCGAAGTAATTGCAGAATACAAGATCGAACAGTGCGACAGCTGCGCCAGATTAAAGAAACTGGACGCTTTCGGTTATACCAAGGGCCAAGGTGGAGAGAAGTTAACTTGGCTATGCGGTGACTGTAGATGAAGGTTAAACCGACGATCGAAGATAAGGTCTTAGCTCATACAGTAGCTCTAGAACGAATCGCCCAGATCCAAGGCCAAGCAGACGCTTCTAGTCGATACGACAGAGAACTTGGCTTTCATGATTATGTCGCGCAAGTGGCCGAATCAATAGTCGCCGAAATCTTAGTCGCTCGCTACTTAGGCTTTATGAACTTCGATCCCCGGGCTTCACAGTTTAAGAAGACGGCAGATGTCGGAAGCTTTATCGAAGTAAAGTGGACGCGTTACGAATCTGGTCAGCTGATAATCTACGAGAATGATCGACAGAGCGATGTCGCTGTTCTAGTCGTAGGAACTAGCCCGAATTATAGGTTAGCGGGCTGGATACCCGTAGCCATGGCCAAGCGGCCACGATACAAACACGCTAAGCAGCCGACTTGGTGGGTAACGCAACAGAATCTACAGCCGATCGAGAATCTTAAAGGGAGCAACTATGGACAAGCTGCGCTATAAGTGCCGAGTCTGCAAGAAGGACACAGAGCAACTTATTCGTGTAATTACAGATAATCTTCCAGAGAATGTAAAGACGATCCAGTGCTGCGTCTGCTCGACTATGACAGTGGCACTAATTGGAGAAGCTAATGGCGACCTATGAATACCGCTGCGAAGTGTGCAGTAAAGAGCTAGAAGTCCAGCGTCCAATCGAGGACACACTAGCTAGAGATCCTTACTGTCCTAATTGCACTGTACCTATGAAGCGCATTTACTCTCTTGGTGGAATCGTGTTTAAGGGTAACGGCTGGGGCGGTAAGCCATGAAGTTATCCACAGGACTTATCCACAGTGTGCGTAAAGCTGTGGGACACTCCCAAGATTACGCTCCCTACTTGACACGCGCGCTACTATCTCTTCGCATGAAGCGAGCCGCTGAGGCGGGTAGCTCGCAAGAGCGAAAGATAGGTTTAGGGGCGGCTATTGCCTTAACGGCAACGCTTTCTATAACAAGCATTCCAGAAGCAACAGCTAAGAACTATTCCATAGATCATCTAAAGCTCTACTCTCATAGTCGAATCATTAACTATCAAGAGTTCCAATGCTTTAACAGAATCATTACTAAGGAATCTCGCTGGAATTATTTAGCGAAAAACGGTAGTCACTTCGGACTAGGCCAAATGAGATCTAAGCATTACAGAGATCTAGACCCTTATCGCCAGATAGACGCTACTCTTAAATACATTACGAATCGTTATGGTAGTAACTGTAAAGCGTGGGCATTCCATCAAGAACGGAACTAT